TGAAGCTGGGATACGCGAAGGTGCAGCCATGAACTACGAACCCCAAGTCCGCTCGCCACGCGGCGTTGACCCACAGGTCCGCTACCAGAGCGGGCGCTGTGACGTTTGCGGCAGGTCCCGCACTCACTTCAAGCACGACAAGTGCTCGAAGGCGCGCCAGGCCGCCGGCTTCATCCGCTGGAAAGAGCCCGAAGGCGACCGCAAGGTCCAGTGCGTGCAGTGTCACGGCTCCTTCCGCATCGATTCGATGATGGGCAACACCTGCAGGGGCTGCCATGTGCTGGTGCTGCAGCAAGTCCTTGGTGGGGGTGAGGCATGAGCGTCGAAATGACACTGTCCTTCGTCCGTGCTGCCGTCCAGCGGGCAGAGCACCACGGCAACACCAGCGTTGAACTCAACGTCAAGGACATGCTCGAGCTGCTGCCGCTGATCGAATCCGGGCTGCACAAGCAGCGTGCCGATCGCCAGATGAAGCGCGCAGGCTGGACAAGCCCGGCAGGTATGCGCGCCATGCTCGGCGCCCAGAAGGGCAAGCGTGGCGTGCGCATGCTTCGGTTCAAGACCGAGGAATGCAACATGGAGCTCTTCTTCTGCGACAACCTGCGGGAAAAGATCGCGGAGTCGGAGGCCCTGGTTGCAGCCAAGGAAGCGGCGAAGGAGGTGGCCGATGTCTGACCTCAAGCCAGTCCAGTTCCTGGTCCCGGGCGAGCCCGTGGGGAAGGGCAGGCCACGTATTGGTCGCGTAGGCGGCCATGCCCGCATGTTCACCCCGCAGAAGACCGCCAGCTACGAAGGCCTCATCGCACTGGCCGGCACCGAAGCCATGGCCGGCCGCACGCTGCTGGAAGGCGCCGTGATGGTCGAGATGCGCATCGTCCTGGCCATCCCTCAATCCATGTCGAAAAAGCGGAAGGCCATGGCCATTGCCGGCGAGCTGTTCCCGACCAAGAAGCCCGACATGGACAACGTCATCAAGGCGATCTACGACGGCCTCAACGGCGTGGTCTGGAAAGACGACGTCCAGGTCGTCGACGCGTTCGTGCGCAAGCGCTACGGCGAAGTGCCGGGCGTGCACGTGCGCATTGTGCCGCTGGAGGCAGCAGCTTGACCCGCAACACAACGATCTACGCGGAACTACGCAAGGGGGCAGTATGAGGCTCAAATCGGCGCGCGAAATGTGGCACGACGCGTTCTACACGCCCTGGGACAGCGTCATGCACCACGGCCTGGAGGGGGCAAAGCTAGCCAAGCGCGGGTACGTGGCGAACGAAACCCGGCCCGAGCGCTGGGAGAACACGGGTAAGTGTGCCCACATGGCGCTGGCTGGGCGGGTGCAGCACGCCATTTCCAGCTTGCACCCTCGGTACCAGGTGTTCGGGCACCACCTGTACGCCCCGGTGATCAGCACCGAGGTGTCGAACAACTGGGAAGAGTCGGCGGTGGAGCTGCTGGCCAGCCACGTGCACCTGGCCTTGAAAGAGCGCGGGGAGAAGCGCACCTGCCTGCTGTACAGCCGCGAGTACTGGGTTGCCCGCGGCGTCCTGGTCCGGTACCGGCACATGGTTCAGGGTGGCATGGGCGCCAATCCTGACCCGATGGCCGACCCGTGGGTCTTCCGGGGCTGGCTGGCCGATAACCACGCGCTTGAGCTGGACAGCCGCAACTGGGCCAGGCAATGGGGCTGGCTGGTGCAGCTGATGTTCGATCAGGCCGGGATCATCGATGGCGTGTGCTTGCGCCCAATCGGGCGCGTGCTGAGCGAGGAGCGGGAGGCTGCGTAGAAGCTTTCCGCTCTCTCCACAGCCATGTAGTATCGTTTCGCCACTTCGGCATGACTCAAGGAATGACTCGATGAGCGAACAAATCCAGCAGGCCCCTGTAGAAAAAATCAACAACGATTGGATGTTGAGGGTGCTTGCTCAAACGGCCGGAATGCCAATTATCCTGACAACTGCTGCCGGTCTGATTGCCGGTGAGATTCTTGGCGAGGCAGAATATCTGGACCTGCTGCAGAACGCAGTGGCAGATGGCTGGGGTGGGCCAGCCGAATCCATGCGCACAATGTTCGCACCTGCCATCGAACACATTGAGCGCTTGCCTAAGGATCATATCCACTTGCGAAACGCGAAGCTGTATACCTCGACGGGCGTACTTGAAGTTGGGGTCAATGGCTTATGGCGTGGTCGGTTGGAACAGGTCATTGGGCATTCGATCGGGCGTGTGACTGTTCACACTTCTTGACAGAAATGTGCGGGTTTCGGCATGATTTCCCCACTGTGACAAGCAGCACCCAAACCAAAGAAACCCGCCATTGAGCGGGTTTTTTGTTGCCTGCAAACAATCAACTGACCCCGCCATCGAGCGGGGTTTCGCGTTTCTGGAGGCCCCATGAAAGCCCCAGTCAGGAGCAACCCTATGTCGAAACAGGAAGGCATCGTAGAAGCAGTCGGCGCCTCTGTGGCGAACAAGGGCATGCTCGTTGGTGCCAGTACCGGCTTTGTCGGCTGGCTTTCCCAGGTGAACTGGGTTGGCTTCGCCGGTGTGGCCATCGCCTTGATCGGCTTCCTGGTCAATACGTACTTCCAGATCCGCAAGGACCGGCGCGAGGCCCGCGAGAGCGAAGCCCGAATCCAGGCCCTGCGCGAGCAGTGCCAGCGGTGAGCGTGCGCAGCCGCGTGGCGGTGACCCTGCTGACCATGAGCCTGGCCGGCTTCGGCGCCTGGAAGGCCAGCGAGGGATACACACCCGTCGCAGTCATCCCCACCAAGGGCGACGTTCCCACCATCGGCCACGGCTCCACCAGGTGGGAAGACGGCACGCCGGTGAAGATGGGCGACACGATCACGCGCCAGCGCGCCGAGGTGCTGGCTCGCAACCTGAACAGCCAGGCCGAGAAGCAATTCGCCGCCAGCCTGCCGGGCGTGAAGCTCCACTATGACGAGTTCGACCTGTACATGGACTTCGTCGGCCAGTACGGCATGGGCAACTGGCGTCCGTCCTCGATGCGCCGCGACCTGCTGGCCGGCAACTACGTCCAGGCCTGCCATGACCTGCTCAAGTACAAGTACGCCGCCGGCTATGACTGCTCGACCCCGGGCAACAAACGCTGCTGGGGCGTCTGGCAGCGCCAGCTGGAGCGCCACGCCAAGTGCATGGAGGCCCAGCGATGAACTATCTGATCGCGGCCCTGGTGGCCTGCGGCGTGATCATCTACGCCGGCTGGCAGAAGATCGAGGCCCAGTCCGTGGTGCTGGACCAGGCCGCCAAGCAAATCAGCACGCTGGAAGCCGCGGCCGAGTCCCGCCGCAACACCATCCGGCTGCTGGCTGACCTCGACACCCAGCACACCCAGGAGCGCGAACGTGCGAACCAGACCAATGCCAGCCTTCGTGCTGATGTCGCTGCTGGCCAGCGCCGGTTGTCAGTCCTCGCCACCAGCTGCTGCGCAGGATCTGGCGCCGCCGCCGGCGTGGGTCATGCAGAAGCGCGAGCCGAACTTGACCCAGCGGCTGCTGAACGAATTGTCGCCATCGCCAACGACGGTGACGACGCCATCCGCCAACTGACAGCCCTGCAGGACTGGGTCAGCAAGGCCTGCCCCATCGCGCAGTAAGGATTTCCCATGGCCATGACCGTGAAGCGCCACCGGTTCGTGGCTGAGTACCTGGTGGACCTGAATGCCACCCAGGCAGCGATAAGGGCCGGATACGCCAAGAAAGGGGCCAAGGACCAGGCCTACCAGCTCATGCAGATGCCCGAGGTGGCTCAGGCGATTGAGAAGGCCATGGGCGAGCGCAGCAAGCGCCTCAAGGTCGATGCCGACTACGTGCTGCAACGGCTCGTAGAGATCGACCAGCTGGACCTGCTGGACATCCTGGATGACGACCTGTCCCTCAAGCCGCTCAAGCAGTGGCCCAAGGCCTGGCGCCAGTACCTGGTGGGCTTCGACCTCGCCGAGATGTTCGAAGGCCAGGGCAAGGACCGGGACATGGTCGGCATCCTCAAGAAGATCAAGTGGCCCGACAAGGTCCGCAACCTTGAGCTGCTGGGCAAGCACGTGAACGTGAACGCCTTCAAGGAGCAGGTCGAGGTCAACGTGACCGGCCTGGCAGACCGGATGGCCAAGGCAAAGGCGCGGGTCCGTGAACGCAGCGGAAGAGGCTGACTACGAGCAGCAGCTCGTTGAGGACATCCTGAGCTTCGCCGATGACCCGCTGGGCTATGTACTGTATGCGTTCCCCTGGGGCGAGGAAGGCACAGAGCTGGCCAACAAATCCGGGCCTCGGGAGTGGCAGTGCCAGGTGCTGGACTCCATAGGCCAACAGGTAAGGGCAGGCGCCAAGGACTTGGGCGAAGTCATCCGTGAGGCTGTGGCCAGCGGCCACGGTATCGGCAAGTCCGCGCTGGTGTCCTGGATCATCAAGTGGGCGCTGGATACGGCGGTTGACACTCGTGGCGTAGTCACGGCCAACACCGAGAGCCAGTTGCGCACCAAGACCTGGCCAGAGGTGGCCAAGTGGAACCGGCTCTCCATCACCGCCCACTGGTTCAAGCTGACCGGCACCGCGCTGATCAGCACCGATCCAGGCCACGAAAAGAACTGGCGCATCGACGCCGTGCCTTGGTCTGACACGAACACCGAGGCGTTTGCCGGCCTGCACAACGAAGGTAAGCGCATCCTGCTGATCTTCGACGAGGCCTCGGCCATCGCCGACCTGGTGTGGGAAGTGGCAGAGGGCGCCCTGACGGACGCCGACACCGAAATCATCTGGGCTGCCTTCGGCAACCCCACCCGTAACAGCGGCCGATTCCGCGAGTGCTTCACGAAGTTCAAGCACCGCTGGCGGCACCGCCAAGTCGACAGCCGCACCGTCGACGGCACCAACAAGACGCAAATCGCCAAGTGGATCGCCGACTACGGCGAAGACAGCGACTTCGTCCGTATCCGCGTACGCGGCATGTTCCCGAGGGCTTCCGACTTGCAGCTGATCCCAACCGACTGGGTGTCCGAGGCCATGCGGCGCGAAGGCGTATACGGCATGGACGATGCCCTGATCTGTGGCATCGATATCGCCCGCGGCGGCATGGACAACAACGTGATCCGCTTCCGTCGGGGCATGGATGCCAAGAGCATCAAGCCCATCAAGATCCCGGGCAGCGAGACGCGGGACACCACCAAGTTCATCGCGCGTGTATGCACCGAGGTCGTTGAGCGCAAGCCAGACGCTGTGTTTGTTGACTCCACCGGTGTTGGCGGCCCCGTGGCCGACCAGCTACGCCGCCTGCTGCCTGGCGTGATGATCATCGATGTGAACTTCGCCAGCCAGGCGCCTGACCGGCACTACGCCAACATGCGGACCTGGATCTGGTGGCGCATGCGCGAGGCCATCAAGTCTGGCTTGGCAATCGAGAGCGATACCGAGCTGGAAACCGAGTTGACCAGCCCGGAGTACGACCACAACGCCTCGGACCAGATCGCGCTGGAGAAGAAGAAAGACATCAAGAAGCGCCTGGGCATCAGCCCGGACGACGGTGACGCGCTGGCCTTGACCTTCACCATGCCGGTGATGAAGGCGCAGTACCAAGGCAATGGCGGCGTCAACGGCAGCCATCAATCCGATTACGACCCTTTCAACTGAGGAATGCACCCATGGGCGGAGCAATCAAACAGGCGGCCAACGTTGCAACGCTCGGGCTGAGCGATGCCGTGCTCGGCGACAGCTTCGACACGCCGAAGACCAACACCACAACTGCTGATGAAGTGAAGAACAACGATGTGTCGACCGCTGATGCTGAGGGCAATGCAGCTGACAAGCGCCGCCGGGCCAAGGCTGCCGGCATCAGCTCCACCATCTTGGGTGGGGCGAATGCTGCAGCAGCACCGACCGCCACCAAGACCCTGCTGGGGCAATAAATATGGCAACCGACAGCCCACGCAAGCTGGCCGAGAAACGGCTGTCAGCGCTGAAGAACGAGCGTTCCTCTTGGGACACCAACGCCAAGGAAATCTCCGACTTCATCCTGCCCATGCGCTCCCGGGTGATGTGCGACGACACCAACCGTGGCGACCGCCGCAATAACAAGATCATCAACAACCGGGCCACGATGGCCAGCCGCACGATGGCCGCCGGCATGATGAGCGGCATCACCTCGCCAGCGCGCCCATGGTTCAACCTGCAGCCTGTGGCTCGGGCAATTATGGAGTTCGGCCCGGTCAAGTCGTGGTTCTATGAGTGCACCCAGCGCATGCGCGACGTCTTCCTGCGCTCGAACCTGTACCAGGTCCTGCCGACCTGCTACCAGGAGATGGGCACCTTCGGTACCGGCTGCATGTGGGTCGATGAGCACCCAGAGACGGTGATCCGCTGCGAGGCCTTCACTTGGGGTGAGTACTTCATCTCGAACGGCGCAGACGGCAAGGCATCTGCCATCTACCGCGAATTCAAGTGGACGGTGAACCAGCTGGTGGAGAAGTTCGGCCTTGACGCACTGAGCCCGGCATCGAAGGCCTTGTACGAGAACAACAACGGCGACCAGTTCATCAGCTGCGCCCAGCGGGTTGAGCTGAACATGAACGCCAACCCGGACCGCGCCGGCAGCCGTAATCTGCCGTACAGCTCGTTGGTCTGGGAGACTGGCGCCCCGGGCGACAT